CCATTCGCGCGCTGGCGAGGAACTACGGCATGAGTCAGGGTGCGGTGCAGTCGATCGTTCGCCGCGACACATGGCGACACATCTAAGAAAACGGGGGCGAGCCGAAGCCCGCCCCCAGGGTCATCAGGCGTTGTCGTAGACCGCGCCGCCGGCCACGAGGCCGAAGCTGTCCGCCTCGCCCGCGACGTAGCACTCGAAGATGTGCCCGCCGGTGAAGTCGAAGCCGGCCGTCACCGCGCCCGCCGTGTCGATGGAGGAGAAGTAGCAGTTCGAGACCGCCCCCGAGTTCGCCGCGCCGTTGAAGTCGAGGAACAAGGCGCCATCCACGTTGGAGCGGAAGAAGCTGTCCTTGATCCAGACGTTGGTGGCGTTGCCGGAGGTCTCGATCACGCCCACCACGGCGGTCTGCGCGACGTCGAACTGGATCTGGCAGCCCTCGATGCGCAGGCGGTCATGGGCGACGCCGGTGATGAACGAGTCGTTCGACGCGCTCTTGCCGACCACGGTGCAGCTCAGGAACGACAGGTCGTCCGCGCCGGTCGCCAGGGTCACGAAGTCGATGGCGTTCAGGATGGTCGAGGTGTCGGTGAAGTGGCAGTTCTGGAACGTCAGGCCATCGCCCGCGCCGGACACGCTGAACATGGTCACGACGTCGGCGAAGTTGTTGACGAAGATCAGGTTCTGGAACGACACATTGGCCGCCGTCACCGTGATGGTCGCCGCCGCAGCGGTCCAGGAGAAGGTGGGGCGCGCCGAGCCGGTGCCCAGGCCCACGATCGCCACGCCGGCCACGTCCGCCGCGATGCCGGCCGCAGCCGAGACGTTCTCAGCATGGCCCGGCTTGATGAAGATGATGTCCCCGCGACCCGCGACGCATTGGCCGATCGCATAGTCGAGGGTGGAGAACGGGGCGTCGAAGGTGCCCTTGTTGCCGTCCGACCCGCCCTTCTGACCGGCCAACAGGCCCGTGGTCGAGTTGGACACCCAGAACACCTTGCCCGGGTGGGTCTGGACGAGCGGCACGCCGCGGATGCTCACGCCATTGGCGAAGCCGGCGGGATAGTTGGAAGTCGCCATGAGGGGTCTCCTCTGAACCGCGATGCGGCCAGGTGTGGATTTTCAGAGTTCGGGAAAGGATGGGGCGGACCCGAAAGAGCCCGCCCCGAGTTCAGAGCCGCTGGGAAGGGAGGGCGGCTAAGTCACTGTGAAGGCGGGGCTTAGGCGCCGCCGCCGTTCGAGACGACGCCGCGGAAGTCGGTCCAGCCGAAGCTGTACCGCTCGTAGCCCTTGTACTTCAGGTTCTTCGTGTCGAAGTCGTTGTCCTGGTCGAAGTCCGGGGCTTCGCGCTCGAAGTGCTTCATGCCGTCCGGAATGTCCGTGCGGATGAAGAAGGCGTCGGCGTCGTCGAAGTAGTGGTTGATCGACGCGCCCTTCGGGAACAGGCCCAACGAACGCAGGGCGTTGATGTCGTTGTTCGCCGAGTTGCTTTGCAGGGCCGACTTCAGCACCCGAGCCGCCTCGAACTGGAGGGCGGTCGGGATGTGCAGGCTGCGGGGCATGGCCGCGATCCTGAGACCGCGCTCGTCCACCATGTTGCTGATGAGGATGCACATATCCTCGACAGCGGCTTCGGAGAAGTCCGCCGCCGTGGTCAGGCGGTTGGACTGGTTGCCGGCCAGGGTCGGGTGCGTGGTGACGCACAGGATCTGGCCGTCGCCGCCCGTGTAGCCCGGGGTGTGAGCCCGGTTGAACACGTTGGCCGCCACGGTCTCCTTCGTCTGGCGGAACGAACGCGTGAGCATCCGCATCGCCTTCAGGGCCTTGGACTTGTACTGATTGTCCTTCATCGCCTCGTGGGTGACGATGAACCCCAGCGAGTAGGCCACGTGCGTGTAGCGCGTGGTGATGCCCTGCGCGAGGGTGTCGTAGGAGGTGGCGCCCCCCTCGGTCTTGATGGGCGCCAGGCCCAGGCCGGGGATGAGCTGATCCTCCTCGTAGGCCTTGTCCGAGGACACGGTGTCGAAGAGTTCCCGATATTCCATCGGGTGATCGGTGTACTCGCCCCAGATCGCGTTGAGACCAGGACGAAGCAGCTTGGCGATAAGGCCAGTGTTGACAGGAGACATTGGTCAGATCCCCGCAATCTGGTTGACGTGACGATGGCGGTTGATCCGGACCAGCCACTTGGCGTGTTCGCCGATGGCGTTGTCAGGGGCGTTCTTGAAGCCCACGATCTTCAGATCGAGGGTGTTCGTGTCCGCCTCCGACCCGTTGTTCAGCTCCACGTTCGAGTAGCCCGTGGTGGTGGAGCAGTCGGCGACCACGAAATTGGCGTTGAGGCCGATGTCGTTGGCCGTGAGCGCCGTGCCGCCCGAGACTTCCTGGATCTCGAAGATCAGGTTCGGGTCGTCCGCCACCAGGAGCTGCCGCGCGGTGGAGGCCACGCGATAGGTGGTGGAGTCGGCGGTTTGCGGGACCACGCCGACGACCACGCCGGTGATCACGTCGCCGGTGGCGGCGCGAACAACGTCGATGGAGAGAACGCCGTTGATGGTCTGTCCGGTGCCGACGCCCGCCGTGGTGACGGGATCGCCGATGCCGATGCGGGTGCCGTCGCCGGCCGCCACGCTGTAGACGCGGGCCGCGCCGTTGTACGGAGCGCCACCCACGTACCCCACGGGACGGAGCCCGAAGGGAGTGTCAGGGTTAGCCATGTTGAAAGATCCTTGGGCCTCAGCCCGAGTGTCGGATGGTGCTCACGCCGGGCTGGTAGGCCCCCGGCACCTGGCCGGTCGTGTCGGCGGAGCGGCGAATTGCTTCCTCGAACGGCTTGCGGGCCTCTTCCTTGTCCTGCACGCCGAGTTGGTATTCACGGTCGGGCGTCTCCATCAGAAAGGTCTGGAACGGAGCGCCTTGTTCGTCCTTGCCGGCATGGCGGGAGATGCGGGTTCCCTGGCCATCGGTGCGGGCGCTGCCTTCGCCTGCGGACTCCGAGACCATGGTGTACCCAAGCTCCTCCATCTCGCGGATGCGGGCCGGATCGTTGCCGTTGACCCAACGGCGGACGTAGCCAGGGCGCGGCGGGGCGTCGAGCTTTTGGGCGAACCCTCCAGTCGAGGCGCGGCGGCGGCGCTGGCTGGGCGGAACGGGCGCTTGGCCCTCCGCTTCCTGCTGGGCCTTGAGGGCGCGCGCTTGACGCGAGCGACCGTCGATGGGGCCGGCAGGCTGATAGGACGTCGGAGCGTTGCTGTCTTCGGTGCTCATTTGTCGTCCCTAAAGAAGTCCGCGACGTATTTTTCGCGGGTGGTGATCTTGTCGCGCACCAGCTCGTCGCAGAACTGGCGGGCTTCAGGCGGCATGTCGGAGTAGGTCTTGGCGGCGGGGCGGCGCGCGCCTCCAGCGCCTTCGACGGCGGCGGGCCTGGACCGGTTGGGGTTCTCGAACTTGTGCGGGAACTCGGCCCGGATGCGCTTGGCGACCTCGGGAAGGTAGTCGTCCGGGTCGGTCATCCCCTTGGCGATGAGTTCGTCGGCGATCCCGGCGGCGGCGCCACGGAGCGCGGCGTCCTTCTCGAACCAGGCGTTGTCGGCCTTGAACGCGGTGAGCGCGGGGTGTTCGCCCGCCTTCTCCGGCTTGGCCTCGGGCTTCACCGTCTCCTTTTCGAGGTCGGCGATGTCCTTGGTGACGGCCTTGACCGCTTCGACGTCCCCGGCCGCAGCGGCGGTTTCGAGTTCGCGCTCCAGGTCGGCCTTGGCCTGCTTGTAGGCCCGTTCGTCGGCCCGGCTGAGGTGCTGGACGGCGTTCTTGAGGGCCTTGTCCATCGCCTCCATGCGGGCGTTGGCCTTCTCCAACTCGCGCTCCATGCGCTTGTTGTTGGCCTTCAGGAACGGCAGGAACTCCTCGCCGCGCTTGACGAAGGTTTCGGCGTCGACCCACTTGGCCGGATCGCCTCGGAACTGCTCCTTGGGCGTCCATCCCATGCGGAGGGCCTGGTCCTCCATGGAGGGGCCGGGATCGGCCTGTGGCGCGTCCTGCGGGGCGTCGATGACGGCTTCGGGGGCGAAGTCGTCGGCCGGCGTGGCGTCTGCGAGGTGGTTGTCGGTCATTGGACGACCTCCACAACCGCGCCCTCGTACTTGGCGATATAGGCCTCAAGCGCGTCGGTCAGACTGGCGAGGTCGCGGGCGAAGTCGCCATCCACTGCGCCAGAGGCGATGGCTCGGCGATGCTTCTCCGCCTGGTCCTTGCAGGACGCGATGTGGGAGGCGAATTTCGCGGTCAGTTCTGCGCTCTCGCTCATTGCACCGCCTCCAGCACGGAGGTCAGGTCCGCGTCGTTGAGGATCACGTACTCCTCACCGTCCTCGCCCTTGATCCGGGAGCCGGAGTATTGGGCGAAGTGAACCCGGTCGCCGGGCTGCGGTTTGCGGGCCTCGGAACCCCACTCCGCGAAGGCGTTGGCGCCCACCGCGATCAGCGTGGCCTTGGTCCCGGCGTATTTTTCCCGCTCCTGGGACGTGTCGGGCTTCCAGATGCCGCCAGCGGTCTTTTCCTCGACCGGATCGGGCTTCACGAGCACGCGCACGTCCAGCGGGACGATGCCGCTGTCGTTCATGTCTACCTGTTTTGGCTAGGTGGTCCCGCTAGGCGGGTATCAGGCTCACTGCGAGCCGGATTCTGTCTCGATGCCGTTGGCTGCGGCGTAGTCAGCCCAGGAAAGGCTGCTGATCTCCCCCAGGAGGAAGGCCTTGGTCTGGAGCTGGAGGTTCATCTCCTCCCCCGACAGCCATCTCTGCGCCAGCTTGTCCCGCTCCGACAGGAGGAAGGCCCGGAACTTCTGGTTCAGCGGGTGCGCCTCCCAGGCCTGGAACTCCTCCTGCGTCAACAGGGCCTTGGCCGGGTCCATTCAGGGCTCCAACAATGTCTCGCGCGCGCTCATCGAGGATGCTCGCCACGTCTGCCTGCGCGTCCGGAGCCGTCATCACGGCCTCGGTCATGGTCTTCTGCGCGCCTGCGACCTTGCTGCCCACGTCCGCCAGGCCCGTCGTTTCCTTGACCTGGACCTCACGCTCGCGCAGCTTCAGTTCCTCGCGCTTCAGGGCCACCATCGGGTCTTCCGGCGGCGGTCCCTCCTGGAACAGCTCCTTGATGTCCGGAATGCTCGCCGCCTCCAGCGCACGCTCGATGATCTTCTGAGCGTTCATCCCCGGCGCGCCCATGAACTGCATCAGGTACTGCGCACGGCCGATCCGCTGCATGTCCGTGACCACGGTCGGGTCAGACACCGGGATGACGTCCACGTCCTCCTTGGCATAGTCGGCCTGCGCCACCACGCCTTCCTCGTCCTGGAACGCGAAGTACGCCTCAGGCTCCAGGTACAGCCGGTTGAGCCGGTAGAGCAGGCCCAACTCCAGCTTCAGCGAACGGTGGACGCGCTTGTAGATCGAGCTGAACACCTTCAGCCCCTGCTCGATCTGCGCCAGCGTCGTGCCAACCGGGGTGTTCGCCTGCTGCGTCTCCCCCGTCAGGATGTCCTTCGTCGCCGTGATGTCCTTGGCGGCCTCGATCAGCATGCCGAGAAGCTGGAACAGCACGTTCGACGGGCCGGCGGCCGGCAGCGGCACCAGGGCGTCCTTCAGGATCTGCCCGGAGGTCTCGACCCGCTTCCACTCGCCCGGCTGAAAGCGCATGCTCCCGGACTTCATGCTCACGCCGGCGCCGATGAACCCGCCCTGCACGTTCGCCAGGTGGGCGGCGTCCAGGGTCAGGTTCAGCGTCGAGTTGATGGTCTCGTTCAGCGCATCCAGGAGCGTGCCGAAGCCGAGGCCGTAGTAGCTCCCGTCCAGCGGCGGGATGAACCAGTAGCGGGTGAAATACTCCACCGGCTCGATGCTGTAGATCTCGCCGTTCGCGTTGGCCTTGATCCCGTCCTCATCGAACCGGGCGACGATGCGGACGACCTTCTGCGTCTCCTTGTGCACCGTGCAGACGTAGGGCTCGGGATAGCCGTCGTCGTCCAGGTCGTAGAGGCGGTGCTGCTCCAGGAACGTGTGCGGGGCGTCGTCGTCGTTGTCCGCGCCCATCGGGCGGCCCAAGTCCTGGCGCAGCCACACGCCAGAGCGGAACTTGCCCTCGATCTCGGCGGGATAATACTCGCAGACCTGGGTGATGCGCGGCGCATCGACCTTGGCCCAATAGTTCACCACCAGCTTGTCGGCGGTCACCAGCTCGGAGCAGTTGCGGCCCTTGGCGGGGTCGAAGTAGGTCTTGCGGAACACCGTGCCCGTGCAGGGCAGGATGTGGAGAAGCTGGTCAGTCCCCTCCTCCCACTCGGGCATTTCCTCCAGGAGCTGGAACGACATGTGCTTGCCGATCCGGTCGGCGCGGTCGCGCTTCTCCTCGGTGGGCTTGCCGAGCACCTTGCCCTTGACCACGTTCGCGCCGTCCACGATCGCCGGATAGGCGCGGGCGGCGAACTGCATGGCCGCGACGGTGATCAGCGGATACTTGACGTTCGCGGCGTTGGGCCACGGATAGGTCTTGGCCTCCTTGACCTGCATGGCCAGCTTGAGCGAGGCGTCGTGGCGCTGGGTCCAGCCCTCCTTGATGCGGCTGTCCTCGTCGATCTTGAACTCTTCGCAGACCTTGGCCCCGAGACGCGCCAGAACCTCACCCGGAACCTCCTCGGCGATGTTGGGCATCTGGAGGAGCGAGCGGAGATCGAGCTTGGGGGCTTCGGGCTCCTGGCCCTCGGCGGTCTCGTCCTCGTAGTCGTAGGCGGCGCTCATGCGTCAATAGCCGGTGTAGCCGGAGCGGCTGGCGTCGGCGAAGTCGAAGCGGTCGTCTGCATAGTCGTCCGGCTCCTGATACGCGACGCACATCAGCCCGAAGGCGTCCGCAGCGTGTGACGCCCAATCGTGCTCAGGCCCAAGCCCCACCTGGCGCTGTTCGTCCTTGCGCTCGTGGTAGGCGCCCAGGGCGTCGATCCCAGCCGCGCAAGGCCCCTCGTTGAACCAGATGCGGGGGAACAGCCGGCGGGCCGTCTCGATCCGGCGCATCGCCGCGCCCTTGCCCTGGTTCTTGACGATCTGGACCTGAAACCCGGCCTGGCGAACGTGGTCCTCGAACTTCACCGCCGTGAACACGTCGCGATGGCCGCCGTCGTGCGGCAGGACCGCCACCGCCCGCTCCATGCCCCGCGCCCTCAACTCACTCAGGTAGTAGGCGAGCGGCTGGCCCTGGCCTTCCAGGTAGTCGATGACGCGGATCTCGCGGCCGACGAACTGAGCGACCCAGATGGCCGTGGAGTCGTTGACGCCGATGTCCCAGAAGGTGCGAAGCTGCATCAGCGGATCGACCGCGACGCGACCGATGCGGCCTTGCTTGCGCGCCTCGGCCAGTTGGCGGGCGTAGTAGGCGCCTTCTGTCACCTTGGCGTAATCCCCTTCCCAGACGTGCTCGTACTGGTCGGGCCGGTCCCGAAGGTCGTCCATGCGCTCCTGGTTGAGCACGTCGGGAAACCACGGGTTGTCGGACCAGTTGGCCTTGCGGACGATGGCGTCCGTGGGCGGCGAGCCCTGGGTTAGAAGCACGTCCACCGGATCGGCCTTGCGGGTGCGGTTCCAGGAGAACCACAGCTCGGAGCCTTCCTTGCGGATCGTCGGGCGAAGCAGCGTCAGGCTGCGCTGGCTGAGGCTCTGGGCCTCCTCGACCCAGGCCACGTCGAAACCCTCAAGAGACTTCACGCTCTCGCTGGTGTGGTCCTGCATGCCCTGGAACACGATGACCCCGCCGCCTGGCGTCTTGATCACCGCTTCCTGCACGTCGAACATCTGACCCAGGCCGAACGTCTGGATCTTGTCCTCGATGAGCCGCTTGGCCGACTCCTTCAGGGACTTCTGCACCTCGCGGATACACACGCCGCGGAAACCGGGGCGCATCACCGCGCTCTCGACCATCAGGCCGGCGAAGAAGTGCGACTTTCCAGAGCCCCGGCCGCCGTGAACGCCCTTGTAGCGGGAGGGCTGGAGAAGCGGCGCGAAGACCTCAGCGGTTGGGATCGTCAGGACGGACAATGTGCCGCTCGATCCTGGCTACGGTCACCTCGCCGCTGTGCTCGGTCTGCACCTTGTCGCCATACCGCTTGGGGGCGAGCTTGGAGAGATACCAACGCTCATGGTCGAAGATCAGCCGGGCGCGAGAGACGTCTTCGATGGAATCAATGCGCTCCTCGATCCGATCGGCGCGACAGTCGAGTCCGATGTCCCTGGCTCGTGTGTATTGCGCGGAAAAGCCTTCGCGGTCGTCGATGACCCAGCCCCGCACGGTGCTCTCTGCCGGGCTCTCGTCGGTCAGGCAGATCGAGCGGAGGCTTTCGCCCTGCGCCAGTCGCTCGCAGATCATGCGCGCGATCTCAGGCGTGTACTCCGTTGGGCGCCCACGAGGACGGGCCATGGTCTCCCTCCCTGCCGCGTGTCTGTCTGTGCGGCTGGTTGGTGTTGGGTCACTCAGGCGCGGGAAGCCGCCCGATGATGATGGAATAGGCGTCGTCTCTTCGGCGCAGGGTGGCGGCGATGTCCCAGACGCCATCCTCTCTGATCCAGAGGACCCATCCGGCTTTCTCGCGGTTGATGCGGTACTCAGCCTTGAGGGCGTCCAGGCGGGCCTTTTGGAGGAGACCGTGGGACACGAGCACTAGTTGATCGTCCGAAGCCTGCGGGACTGCTCCTCGCAGAGTTCCATGTATCCCGCGTACAGCATGGCCAGATGGCTTTGGGCCTTCTCGATCGCACCGACGACATAGGCCTCAGCCGCGTCGAGCTGTTCGGGGGTCATGTCCTTGGGGGCGTGGCCGTCGTAGAGCATTGAAGCCCTCCGAGCGCGCAATGTGGGGGATTGGCGGACACAAGCCGCCCTTAAGGTGAAAAATCACCCGGGTCCAAGCCGTCGCCCTGCGGCGAAGTCTTCCATCAGCCGGTCGCCCACTGCATCTTGTGCCATGCTTCGCGAGCGCGCGCAATAGGCGCCCTTACGCCGCGTCATCCAGCTCCTCAAGCTCGGTGATGGGGAGCGTAGCCTTTCGGGCGCGTCCGAACAGTTGGAGCAGGACGGTGACCTTGCGATCGCCTCTCGCCTCCAGCACCTCGCCCCATGCGCCCGTCAGCTTGCCGGCGGTCACCTTGACCTTGGCTCCAGCCTTGACCTTGCGGCGCGTGTCCGGCGTCCAGGTCTGGTCGAAGACCCCCAGCCATTGCGCGAAGGCCAGTTGCGCCAGGT